CCTTGATGGCACCGAAGATGCCTTCCTTCTCGAATCCTGAGATTGCTCCCATGATTGTATCGTAGATCGTGATGATAGGGAATAGGATTCTCTTACCGATCACTTCACCTAGCTTAAGGAAGTACTTGAACTTATCACCGATAGTAGAAAAGAACTTAGTGAGCTTAGAGATAAACCCTTCGGATCCGGATCCAGTGAACAAAGCGCCAACGCCTTTGAAGAACTCACTGATCACAGCTCCAGTTTCTTTTAAGTACTTAACGATGGATGATTCACCGAAGAACTTACCGAGCTTAACGAATACGTTGCTGAAAGCCAGCCATCCGTCTTTGATTCTATCCACTAGACCCGCAAACATCTTACCGTCGCCTTGGAATAGCTTGATCAGCGGGGATAGAGTCTTCTTGAATATGTCGAAGTATTGTTTTACAAGCCCGATGACGGCGCCTGCAAGAAGCGCCGCGCCTGAGATCAATATGTCTAATAGAGAACCCTTCTTCATGTCCTTACGAAGGCCCTGAAGCTCTTCTAGTGACTTCTCAAGGGTTGTCTTAATCCTATCTTCCCTCTTATTATCTGAGTCTTCTTCTTTTCTTTGCTCGTTTTGTACTTCCTTTAGAGCAACAGCGGGCGAAGCACCTTGAGAAGCCGTGATTAGAGTCGGCATCTTTAGGATGTGCTCAGTCATATCAGCGATGTTGCTGGAGATGTTTGTCAGTATGAAGTTAGTTGAGATAACTAAATCAGAATGATCTATGCTTTGTTGGCGTAGCTGATCAACGAGAGTTCTTAACGAAGTCTCGCCACCAGTTCCTCCTCCACCGCTCTTTTTGTTTTTAGCCATATTGACCCTTAGTACTTACTATTAAGTTTCTTAATTCTTTCGTTCTCTTCACGAATGTATTCTACCAACATAGCGATGTAGATTTCTCTCTCCCACGGTAACATCTCATCTAATTCCGTCAAGCTATACTTGTGGTGCTGCATCATAATAAAGTTTGCTCGATAGTAGTTCTCGAGACTATCATGCGAGAGAGCTATGCGAAAAAACTTTCTACACCTTCAAGAACTGTATCGTTCTTTGTTCCGCATTTCTCACAATCAAAATGTAGTTCTTTCTTCAACTTTGGCATTCCCTCAAAGAACACCTTGATCTTTTCAAACTGTGCTTTATTCAAAGACTCAATGAAGTCTGTAACTTCCTGCTTAGTCTGTGTAGCTACATCATAGACGTTCTCTGTATCAAAGATCTTGTCTAGACAAGCGATGATAACTGCGTAGCTGTTCTCAACGTCTGACTTCTTTGTGTCGATGTTCTTAATAACGTCTGATGAGCTTGGGTACTTCATCATAACACCGATAGTGTCAGTCAGCATGATCTTTGAGTTAGGAACTGTTGACGTATCGATCTCAATGCTGTTTAAATCAATATCCATCTCATTGAGTGTTCCACATGAAGTGCACTTTAATCCAATGTGCGATGTCTCACCGACTGACTTTGCACGAAGCTTTAAGAACAAGTACTCAAGCTCAGCTACGGGTAGTTCCTTTGCTTTAACTTCATTGTTTGTACAAGCTTCAATAACGTCGTGCATAGCTCTTAGTATCTGCTTTTGATCGCCTGACTCTAAAGCCATTAGAAGAACTTTCTCTTCTTTAACTAAGAATGGTCTGTATGAAACGGACTTCTTACTGATAGGTAATTCAACTTCAAATCGCGGTGAATTTAAAATAGGTAATGCCATAATGTGCTCCAATAATTAAATGTTATAAACCAACTGTTCTTCCAACTGAACCAAGTAATACTTTGCCCTTTGATAGGATTGATTCTACAAAACCTTCCTCTGCCCAGTCTTCGTATGTGAATGTAACTGATAGCTTTTGGAAAGTGCTTTCTGCTCCGTTGCTTAGATCATAGCTAGCAACAGTAACTGGGTACGCATTCTTAAGAGTGCATGTGTAAACCGGTACGTCTCTTTGATCCAACTGCTGAATGATGATGTCTGTAGCGTATGAAGATCGATACTTCATAGTCATCTTACGCTTATCGAATATTCTACCTGTCCAGTTCTCAAAGAACTTCTTCATGTAGTGATCGTTAGTAATATGGAACTGCATCGTTACATCGTCGTTGATGTAGTTATATGGCATCTTAATAGACAACATATTGTTTGCAAGTTCTGTAGTAGAGATCTGACGACCAGGCATAGTTACCTGATCACACAGTATAGAAACATCTCTTGGATCTTGGAAGAATCGATTCTCCGTGTTAGCACCTTGATTGAATGCTTTAGCGATGATCTCTTGAGGATCAAAGCTAATTAAAGGCAAAGGCATATACACTGCATACCTATTCCCTGGTGCTAATCCACCACGTTTACTTACGATGGTTTTAAAATTGTCTATGTTCATGTGCCTAAGATCTTCTGTTTAGATTGTTTCCAAACTGTTTTCTTACTTACGTTTTCAAACTTCTCCGTTGGTAAAAAGATAGCGACTTCCCATTCTTGAGAAGGAACCATCATCAACCTAGAAGTTATGTGATCCGTTAAGTAGTGTTTAAAACATGGAGCAAACTCTTTATACTTTCGACTAGCTGAAAGAAGACTGTAGCTTAGTCTGATTCTTTTCTTCTCGTCAAACTCTGGTTTATTAGCGATGTCTAAAAGCTTATCTAACAGCAGAGCACGTGTTAAAGGATTTATATAATGTAGGTTAAGTCCATAGAATCCACCAGGTGCTGGTTGCACGGCTAGTATTAATGGGAATCTATCAAAGTAAGGAAGTGTGTCTGCGCCTTTTGGATCATATGTAAAGTGATACATGTATCCAGGAAAGAATCGATTCTTTCTTACAAGATTTGGATCTTTTAAAAATGATACTTCGTTGATACGAGTAATACTACGAGTACGATCCATAAACCACTTCTGTGATTCACGCGTGTACGATTGGATATTCGCCGAAGCGAATTCATTTTTAACTTTGTCGAATAAAGATATTGCCATACCTCTATTTATTATAGAATTTTGATCCCCATAGACTTAATTACGTCTTCAGTCCAGATATGAAAAGACCAGCCTCTATCACTAGCGTATTCCTGAGCAGCTTTCCACTTACATTGATTCTTAACGTAGGTTGCAGCCTCTGTCAAATACCTCTGAGTTTGTCTAGATGGTTTCTTTGGAGGTAGGGTTTGTGACTTGGGTTTAATCTCTATGAGATAAGTACCTTGAGCTGTGGTGAATTTTAAATCTACGAAGTAGCGATGATACTTCTTGTCTAGTGGGTAATAGTACGGGATTACTATCTCTTCACTAACCCACTTTAAAACCTGTGGATTCTCGTCACACCAGCGGAATACGTTTCTTTCCCATAAGGATCTATAGATTATATTCTTATAATCGCCAGAGTATTTCGATTGATTCTTTGGTCTAAAAAAACCTTTGTAAGTTGCCATATAAATAAGTAAGTCCGTATCTATTCAAGAAGAGATCCCAATGATCGATAATTTAACTGGATTAGTAAACTCAGCTTTGTCTGAAGTTTCTTCTGCGTTTTCACAAATGTTTGGTGGTAAAAAAGTTAGCTTACGCTACCCACTAAGTGACGTAGAGAAATTTCAAAATACCATTAAGTTTACTGCACTAGCTCGTCAACAAAAAAGCAACGCTGTAGATAAATTCTCAGCTCCTCAATTTGCATCATCATCGCTTGGTTCTGTAAGTTTATATATGCCAAGTTCATTGCAGATCAATGATAACTTATCCTACGATAACGTTGACACTGGATTAGGCGGTATGCTAGTTAATGCATATCAGAATTCAGCAGGTGCATCAGAGTTTCTAAAAACAGTTGCTAAGGAATCCCCACAGCTATTAGACAGAGTTGTTTCTCAAAAGCTTGCAGAGACTGCGTCTGGTAGAGGTGCAGCGAGCGGAGTTGCAGGACAACTTCTTATCAATCGAGGTGAAGTTGTTAACCCTCACACAGAGATGTTGTTTAAGTCTCCAGCTCTTCGCCAATTCAACTTCAACTTTAAGTTGATGCCAAGATCTAAAGCTGAAGCTAAAGAGATCATTAAGATCGTTCAGTTCTTCAGACTTGCGGCTTACCCTGAACTAGGCGCAGGCGCTCGTGATGAGAAGGGACAACTGGCTATGGCTACATATAAGTTCCCTGATATTTTTGAAATCAAATACATCAGCGGTGGAAGAGAAAATAAAAACTTAATCAAGTTTGGTAGATCATACCTCACAGCTATTAACGTACAATACAACCCAACTTCTCCTACGTTCTTTGAAGATGGAATGCCTTCTGAAATTGATTTATCATTAACGTTCCAAGAATCCAAAGCACTTACTCGCGACGATATTCGCAACGGATACTAATCATGTCACAATACTTTTCATACTTTCCATTAGTTGACTATAATGTTTTCTTTGATGGACAAACGTCAAGCTTAACAGACATCTTTAGAATCGTTAAAGTAAAAAAAGCTTATAAAGATAATGTAACATACTACACGTATTATAATATACAAGACGGTGAAAGACCAGACGTTGTTTCTACGAAGCTTTATGGAACTGCAGATTACTATTGGTCTTTCTTTATGGTGAACGATAGATTAGTTAACCTACACACTGATTGGCCTTTAAGCACTACTGACTTAGAACACTTAGTAGATAAGAAATATCCAGGCTTTGTTCTAACAACTAACGATGACATCTCTAATAAATTTGTAAAGAACAACGTAGTTAAAGGTCTTGTTTCTGGCGCCTTTGCAAGAATTCTTGATAAAGATCCTAACTTAGGAATCATTAAAATTCAAATGATCAGCGGCGCGTTTGTTCCTAATGAGATTATTCTTGATCAAATAACAAATGACTTTGTTACCATTAGTAATCAAATACAATTTAAAGATTCTGTACATCACTATGAAAACGCTGACAACGAGTATGTTGTCAAAGGAACAGTAGGCGCAACTCCAGTCACTAATATTGAATATGAGTTCGCACTTAACGACACTAAAACACAGATAAAAGTTATTCGTCCACAATACATACAAGCAGTTACAGATCAATTCATTGAACAGATTAAAGCTGAAGAATAATGGCAGTTAATTTTGAGTACTCAATAGAGTCTGTTGTAATTACATCATCGACAGGCAAAGAATATGAGGTTAAAGATCTTGTATTAGGCGTTGACTTTTACGAATCATTAAGTTCTCCATACATTAAGTGTGAGCTGTCAATCGTCGATGCGGCAGGAATGATTGAGACTATTCCAATCATTGGCCAAGAAAAAGTAAAAGTAGTTGTTAAAGACTTAAACACAAACAACGTTATTAAGCGTGATTTTTACGCGGCTTCTATTAAAGACTACACTAAAGCAAACTCTTCTTCAGCGATCTACATACTAAAGCTTGTAACGCCTGAGTACATGCTTAATAGTTTACGTTTAGTTTCTCAAGCTTACACTGGGCCAATAAGTCAATCTGTATCTAATATCGTTAAGCAATACTTAGGTAGTGATATCAAGAATATTGAAAATTCAAACGGCGATTATAAAGTAATCATTCCTAATTGGAATCCATATAAAGCGATTGACTGGTTATCACGACGTGCGATTAGTTCAAAGACTTATCCGTTTGCATTCTATGAAACTCTTAAAGATGGTTTGGTGTTTGAATCCTATGAGACTATCTTTAATAAACCTACATTCAATAAGTACGTTAACAGAGATAACACAGCGTCTAAAGACGATGCAGATAATAAAGCTGCACTGATGAATACTGCATTACAATACAGTATTGAAGAGTTGTCGAACACTGGTAAGAATATTCTACGTGGTACTTTTGGTCAAGGCATGCATGTAGTTGATCACGGCAACAGAGCTTATAAGTTTGTTAAGTACAACTACGATGAAGACTTTAAAAAGAAAGATCGCTTGAGTCAATACCCATACGTTAACGATAACTTTAAAGTTGATAATAAAGCTATTAGTGAATACGATGCTGTACACACAGTTGCGTATAAAAACCCATTAGCGTTTGATTCTTCTAACTTAAACAACTACAACAACAAAGTAGAATTCACAAAATTAGAAGTAGATCCATTCGTATATCAAATGGGACTAGTCAAAATTAATATGACTATTAAAGGCCGCACAGATATTTCAGTTGGTAAAGTTATTGAGTTTGAAGTTCCAAAGAACACGCCAACTGTACACAATACAAATAAGATTGCTAACGAATATTTGACTGGTAAATATGTAGTACAGAATATTCACCATAAGATGGAACAAGGAAAATATTTTATCGTTATGGATGTTGTAAAAGAATCTCTTGGAAAGAAAGCAAAATAATATGCTTCCTATGTTTTGGTTTACCGGAGTAGTTGAAGATCGCGAAGATCCTATGCAAATGGGACGAGTTCGCGTACGTATCTTTGGACTACACACGGATGATACAACAAAGATTAGCACAATGGATTTACCTTGGGCTAACGTAATGATGCCTGTAAACTCTGCGTCTATCTCAGGTGTGGGTATCACTCCAACTGGATTAGTTGAAGGTTCATGGGTTGTTGGATTCTTTGCTGACGGTGAGAACGCACAAGATCCTATCATCATGGGTTCACTTCCTTCTAAGTCTACTCAATCGCTATCAGAACTAAAAGCGTTTAAAGATCCTAACTCAAATTACCCACGTTGGTTCAATGAAACTGATGTGTCTCGTAACGCAAGGTTTGATACATGGAAGAACACTCCAGCGTATGCAACTCGTTACTCATCGTTAGTGTCAGGCGTTGAGACTGCTACTCCTCCAAAATTAGATACAACGCAGTTAGATAAATCCGACGCATACTATGAGCGTCAAACATGGAGTGAGCCAGAACCACGTAACGGTATTGGTGGTTACTATCCATTCGTTCATACTTATGAATCTGAATCTGGTATTGTGCGTGAGTACGACGATACACCTTCACAAACACGCATTCATGAGTATCATCCATCTGGTTCTTTCTATGAGATCTATCCTGACGGTAAAAGATCTTTTAAAGTTGTTGGTGATAACTTTGAAGTTGTCATTGGCGCAGAGAACATCTTAGTTCGTGGTAATAGAACCATCACAATTGAAGGTGACGCTAAGCAATTAGTTAAAGGTGATTACACTTTAGAAGTAGGTGGTAACTATAATCTAAAAGTACACGGTGAACGCAACACAAAAGTTGGATTCAACGATAACTTAG